CTACCATGCTCTCGATGACATCATATTTTTCTTCAGGTACGGATACATAATGTTCTTCAAAAAGATTCTTCATTCCAATTAAGAATGAATCAGTCATTTCAGTCTTGAGACCGGATTCAACAGCAATTTCATTGTCTGCCATCCACTCGTCTGCCACATACTCTAAGTATGCGTCAACTCTCTCTTCAAGTTCTGATTTTATAGATGCAACTTCTTCAACGAGTTGCTCTTCATATTGAGCTTGAACACTCTCTTTGACTTCAGTAAGTTTTGAATTAATTGCTGCTTCAAAGATTGTTCTTGCTTTATTCTGAAACTCTTCTGAAAGTTCTTCGCCTTCAAAGAGTGCTTGTACATCTGCTTCGATGTCAATTTGCTCTTCTTCAACTACTTCTTCTTCAGTTGCTTCCTCTTCGGCAACAACTTCTTGAGTTTCTTCAACTTCTGCAGTTTCTTCTTCAGAAACTACATCGTCTTGAGAGACTTCAGTTTCAGCGACAACATCGCCTTCAACTTCTTCCTCTTCTTTCATGCCCGCTGGCATTGGATCTGCAGGTTTTGCACCTTTAGAGACAATATCCTTAACCTGTTTTAAGGTTGTTCCGGGTGTTTTCAATTTGTTTGAATCATCATCAGGCTTTGAGTTCTCAGGAGTAGGGCCTCCCAAATCCTCATACGACCCAGTTTGACCGGGAGTTGTTAAGGACAATTTTGGCATTGGATCTGCCGATTTTGCCCCTTTGGTTACTACATTTTCCATTTCGTTTAATTTTGACCAACGGACATTTAATTTTAGATTTAAAATAATCTATATTTATTTATAATGTTACAGATTTGCTAAGAAATCTTGAAATAATCCAAGTTTATGCTCTTCTAATTTATTTTGATCAACTAAAGTGTTGATTTTTTTAACAGTTTTTTCTGCGAGTTGTTCACGAAGAATTCCTCCTTCCCAAACCCACTCCTTTCCTTCCATAATTCCTGATACAAATGCATCAGGTGCTGAAGGATCAGCGACAATATCAGCAGCAGTTGCTAACATAAAATCTTCACCTACAACTTTGCATCCAGATGCAGAATCTTCTTTAAGTGATCCGACACCACGAGACGAGACTCCGAGGGTAACTCCTTCACCAATTAAATTAGATGCAATCTTACCCATAGGTGTTGAAAGTAATTGTGCTTTACCTCTAAAATTATTTCCCTCTTGACGAAGTGAAGTTATTTTATGAGATACACGATCTAAGTTAACTGTAGGGCCATCAGGATGTCCAAGTTCTCCAAGAGCTCTTCCTTTTTTAACAAATTGTTCATTATAACGATTTACTTCTTTTGCAAGAGTATTTACGGGGTACAACCTACCATTACGATTTTTAATATCTCCTTGTAAGAAAACACCTTCAATATACAATTTTTTGTTTGCACCTTTGCCTTCAGTTATAAATTTAACCTTTTGGACTTCTTCTGTAATAAGTTTCATTTAATTAACCAGTAAATCCTACTTTTGTACCTTTAACAGCAGCATTGGCAGCAAACACAGCTTGTTCTGGATTTTTTTCCAAGAACTCTACAGTGCCTCTTTGTAATGTAAAGGTTCCTACAGTGCTACCACTTACAGCAGATGCGAGAGTCACAAGGTGATCTGCGTTTGTTGCAGTATTAACTAAACGCACAACAGTTGCACCAGAAAATGTTTTTGCTGCTCCGGCATTAGTTCCAAGTGCTACTTCTGTACCCTTTACAAGAGTTCTTTGAGTCATTATTCTTCCTCTTGTGGTTCAGTGTCTACCTCAGTTTCATCTTCAATTTCATCAAACATTGCATTACCAATCTCAGGTCGAATATCTTCAACTTTTTTGGCCGCTTTTTGATAAAGTAAATCTTTGAGTTCATCTGAAATCTTTGCAGGTTCAGAATCCATCGCAATCATGTCAATGATGTTTTCCATATTTAGATTAGGTATATATTTTATTTATATCTCGGCCGATTTAGTATCTTTTGATAAGTCTGCGTCTGTAACTGCACCCTGAGATTCTAAATCATCTTCTACAGGAACGTCACCTAAATCTCCACCACCACCTTCAAGTGGTTCTCCTGTTATTGGATCAACAGAATTAGGATCTGGTAAAATTCCATCCTTAATTTCTTGTGCAATTTGATCATCAATTTCTTTAATTTCTGTATCAGATTGACGAAGAACTTTCTTACGAAGATATTCAGTTGAATAATATTTTCCAAGATATGGTTCCACAGTTGCTGCAAGACCTAATCTTTCGTTCATCATCTCTGATTCTTTTAATTCTGCAAACTGATTATCATATAAGAAATCATACTGAATATGATCACTCATTTTTTCCCAATCATCTGGAGTAATAACATTTTTAAGAATCAATTGAGTTCTTAACATATCATTAAACATATTACCAAATCTTTTACGCAATCTTCCTACGAATTTAGAGAACTTAAGTTCATCTCTTAGTATCTCAGATGAACGTCCTAAATTAAATCCACCTTCTGATGCAATTCTTGATTCTGGAACTCCTAGTGCACGATATAATTTTTTCTGGAAGTATTCAATATCTGATAATTCACCAAGATTTTGTCCACCGGGAAGTGTTGTAATTTCAGTTCCACGACCACCTTCTCTTCTTGGTAGCCAAAAATCTTCCATCATAGACATAAACTTACGATCATCTCTTACCTCACCAGTTTGAGCATTGTAAGTCAATTTATTACGATAGCGACTCATAACCTCTTTTAAGTATTGCTCCGCTTTTACCTTTGGAAGATTACCAACATCTATGTAAAATATCCTTCTTTCTGGTGCTCTTGATAATCTATAAATTACAAGACTATCTTCAATCATTCTTAATTGATTTAATGCTTTAATAGCCTTATGCATATAAGACAAACAAGTTCCCTTATTACGATCAAATAAACCTGATGTAACATATGTGATTGAATCTTTTGCAATCTTGATATTTTTTTCACGACCTGATGAAACAGGTGACATTACACCTATTGGATAATTAGGTTTTGGTGTGTAAATATAATATTCTTCAATATCTGGATATGCATTCTTTGTTATATCTTTAATATTACTATAATCAACAATACCATTACCTCTTTGATTATTTCCTGTCTTCTTTTCTTGCCTGATGAATTTCATCTTCATCGGATCAATATATCTTAATTCCTGTATCCCATCTTGAGGTCTCTTGACATCAATCACTTTCATGTAGTAAAGTCTTCCGTCAACATACCAGTTTCTGAATATTTCATGCGACTTCTTGTCAAAGTCCATGATTTCTTTTAAATGTCTAAATTCTGATCGAATCTTATCTTTTAAACCATCACTTGCATTTACATTTGATAATTCTATTTCGATAGGTGAGTCGTAGAGATCACTAACAATCGCTTCATTAACTACATCTTCAATAGCATTGTCACACTCAGGGTGCAAAGCCATCTCACGATATCTTCTAATCAGATCGTATTCTGTTTTATATACTCCTTCTATATCAACATACTGACCATAAAAACCAGAATTTATAAAATAATCAACCCCGTCCTCATTATTTTGAGGAACGGGGGCGACTACTGAATCAGGTTTTTTATCTGAATCATCAATAGAGAAACCAAAAAGTTTAGGCATTGTATAACGTCTTTATATTCTATTATACACTATTTATCAAATAAATCAACGTTAGTTGATTGCCTCTCCACCGGCATTAGCTCCGGTGCCCTTGATTGCTTCCCACCACTGGACTTGGAATTCAGTTGTGAACTCTTCAACACTATCAACCGTTTCGTAACTTAAGTCGATTGCACTGACGTTTGTTGGGAATACATCATGGAACTTGTAGGTTCTAAGTGTAGATCCATCACGATCTAATTGATGAACATATGCATCTGGTTGATACAATGCTGGATCTTGTGCTCCAGTTGCATCTTCCATGCTATTAATGAAGTCCATCCATTTTTCCATTGCTGAACGAATAGAGAAGTCAACGTCATTAATAACTGTGACTGTCCATGTATCGAAGGTTCTGTCTCCAGCGATCTTGAGAATCCTACCTCTGAAGTTAACTTCAATCGGTGTGATGTTAGATGCTGGTAACTGAGCAGCTTTTACCAAGAACCTTGATTTTTCTTTTACGTCATTCTCAATCGCTATTGGATCTGGGAAGACGAGTTCCACCTCGAACAGATTCGGTCTTGCACCGCCACCGGCCATCTTGCTCTTGAAGTCGGTGATCGTTCTTAATGGTGGTCTGTTAAATTGGGTTGCCATTTTCGTTAATTACCTCTTGTTAAACAGTTCCAATAACTTCATCGAACGAGATGCCAGTTCTTGTGGCAACGAAGGTAAGACCAATAAAGTTGATTGATCTTGCGGGTTTAATGAAGATGTCTGCGACAAACTCATTACTATCTATGATGGCAGCAGTGTTATTTGTTTCATCACAAACAACTCTGAA